CAAACCTACGAATACAAGAATATGGTGGTATAAGTGGATTGGTAGAGGTCAGGAACAAAAAGGGAAACTTCCGAAGGATTGGTTGGAAAAGTGTGTTAAAAGTGTAGCTAAATTAAAAACTAAAGAGTAATGGAGAAGAAAGATTGGAGAACAAAAATAGGTTCAATACTTAATAACAACAGAGTAGACATTTTAGACAAAGATGGAAGTGAGTTGCTGAACGACTTAGAGGAATTATTTAACCAAGAACTATCCAAAGCAAAGGAAGAGGGGAGAAGAGAAGTGTTAAGTAAAATTAAAGAGATATTTGAAACAAATATCCCTCACGGACTTTACTCTCCAAGTGAAACATCTTACCTCTATGAAAGATTTGGAGGTGCAATTCAGCAATATTACATAGATGAGTTATCTAAATTAAAAGACAATAAGTAATAAAGATGGAACAAAAGCCTAACGAGGTTGAATCGTAGGAGTGGTTCGTTTATTTAATTTATTTTATTTATTAAAATGGAAAACAAAAAAGAGAAGAGTAAGTTTTCAAAGGTTGCAAAGTGGGTCTTGATTGCTATTGTTGTAGTAGTCGCCCTTGTTGTAGTGATAAGTATTGCAACAGAAAAACCAGCCATTCGTTCTGTAGAAGAAACACAGAGGGAGTTGCAGGAGGCACAGGAGAAGAGAAGAGAGGTGGAGAGAGATTACATAGAGAAGTTTGACAAGGCAGATGAAACCTCTAAGAAGTTGAAAGGATTAGAGGGTAAGTAGTCGTTTTGGTTCTTTAACATACATCTAGCATTCTTTTGGGGGAGGCTGTTCTAGGCAGGAGCAACCCTCTAGGCTATGGTTGTAGTTCCGAAAGGAAACTCCCCTACATGAGTGCTAGAAGATAACAGTATCCAAAAAGGTAAGGTTAAAGGAGCTTGTATGCGAAAGCAACAGGTGGGCATTTGAACATTCATAGAACTAACAAGTTTGTTGTTTACTAAAATCCCTACCTACCTAGTAGGGAATAAGGGAAGTATCTAATCAATACTTTACACCAAACTTTATCCCTACAAAGTAGGATTGCTCTTTTGTGCATTAGAAGTCCCAAGCACAGCCGTTGTAGGGTGCAAATCCCTACCTGTTATTTATCAAGGGTATCCAAAAGAGTAAGGGGTCGTAAATATTATAAACTGGGTGGCACTATGGAGAAATCCGTGCAGGGTTGGTTTTCTTATATTCCTATCCGATTTACACCGTTGGGAGGTTTGAATCCTCCCCCCTTGATGGCCGATATAAAATATTCTTAACATTTATACTTGACACCAGTTTCTAAGGGTGTATAATGTAGTATAGTTAAATTATAATAATACAAAAATATATGGACAACAACATTCCAGAGGGTTTTTCAGAAGATGGTTTTGTGGGTACAAAGGTACTCATGCCATGGGAGTTAGACCTAAGCGAGGAAGAGTACAGGAAGTTGAGCGAGCTTGATGAGGAAGATTTTGCAGATATGGATTACGAGAGTTTCAGGGAGCAGGAAGAAGAGGGAGAATATATAAATTATTAAACATAAAGCTATGCAGTACACAAAATGTACAAACAAACGCACAGGTAAAAGCGTCATTTTACCAAACTTTTCAACTTTTACCGCAGATGATGCAAAAGAGGCAACCAGTCTTGCCACTAAGTATCAGGTGTATGTATGGACATACGAAAAAGTTAAGGGTGAGGGTTTAGAGTTGTTTTTAGTATTTACACCAGATGGTGAAACAGAGTTAAGAGATGTTTTTGATGGTGATGAGTACTTAGGTGATGATATGTATAAGTTTGAAGAGGTAACCAGCAATGAAAACATTTAGGGAATACATAGAGGAGTTAAAGCATATAGATGACCAGAATTATCTAAATTAAGTAGTAAAGAATAATGAAATATTACACAGCAAGTGAATTAGCAAAGAAATACAATATATCCTATGACAGGGCATTGGCGAGATTCCACAGTCCATTCGCAAAGGAGAGGTGGGGAATTAGTATCTTGCAAATGCCAGATGGAAAAAAGAAGATATATATTCCAGAGAGCAGTTTACATTTATGGGAGAGAACGAAGAAGTGGGCTAGACCAACAGGGAGAAGGTGGGGACAGAACAATACAAAATTGCACAGGGAGAAGATGAGGGCAGGTAAATAATTTTAGTTAAAAGGGCAATGAGTATTAAGAACATATTCAAGTTCCTATTCAGTAAGGAGTACGAGGGGTTCAGAGTAGTAGTCAATATCTTGATGAGTAAGAGATTCACAAGGGGTAGTGAAATAGGATTCAGGGTAGGAGCAAGGCACTACACCATAGTTGTAAACAACTTGGTTGGGAAGTAGTATGCTACACAAGTTTGTAAAAGATTTGGACAATGGAATAAAGTCAGAAGATGGCATGGTCAGGATACTAAAAGAGGAATACCCAACGATTAGAAGACTTGATGGATACAATCCTGATTACGATTTATTTGATGATGATGGAAACACATGGGAAGTCAAGAGTGACATAGGAAGCAAGGACACTAACAACATTGCTATTGAGTATGAGTACAAGGGGCAGAAGTCAGGAATTGCTAAAACAAAGGCAAGGTATTGGATTCAGATATTCAAGCACAAAGGAGAATGGGTGTATCTAATTTGTGAGGTGAGCATACTAAAGAGATTTCTAATAGAACTTGCAGGAATAGAAGCAGTAGAGAGTATGGGAAAGTTTAGAAAGGCAATCGGTGGGGATAACAAAGATAGCAAATGCTACCTTATAGACAAGAACTACTTTATCCAGAATATAGGGGAAGAGTGTATTAAGATTCAGTAGTGTGGTATACTTAAATATAACTTATTAACCCATAATTCGTAAGTATGGCAAAAGCAACAACAAAGCAAGTAGAGGAGAGCGAGAACAAGGGGATAGTATTAGATGTATCCGTTAGAACATTACATGAGTTCCTTTATGAGGATGATGATGGGGTTACCAAGGAGAGAAAATTACTAGATAAGGTTTATGAAAAAGGTGTGGTTGAGGGAGATAACACAATGCTTAAACTCCTCTTTGATAAGATGTTCCCCAATGCAAAAACCGACATAGATTTAACAAGTGGTGGTAGGACACTAGCATTACAAGACATCATGAGCCAGTTCGAGAACCCACCAGAGGCAAAGAGGAAATAGATTTTAACAATTAGCCATGGGAAGATTTCTAGAGAAGTTTCTAATCAAAAACAAGGATGGTAAGGCAGTAAGGTTTGATATGAACAAAGCCCAGAGGCATTACGAGGAGAACAGGACAGGCAGGGATTATGTATTGAAGTCTAGGCAATTAGGATTTACCACTTACGAGCAATTAAGGAAATTGGAAAAGGTGCTGAAATTGGATAACCAAACAAGTGCAACAATAGCCCATCGTTCATCTACTTCTAAGGACATATTCAAGATTACTCAGTTCGCATGGCAAAACCTCCCAGAGGATTTTAAGGATTTATGCAAGGTAAGGTATGAGAGTGTTAGGGAGCTTTATTTTGATGCCAATGCTTCAAGATACTATGTAGACACCGATGGAAGAGGTGGAACTATTCAAGACCTTCATGTGTCAGAGTTTGCTTTTAGGCGAGATATTCCAGAGTTAATATCATCAACATTCCCAGCAGTCCCCAGAGATGGGTCAATACTTTTAGAGACAACAGCCAATGGGTTTAATGGGGCAAGGGATTTTTGGCTGGAAGCAGTTGCAGGTAAGAATTCGTTTAAGCCACATTTTTATTCTTGGAATTGGGAAGATGGTTACAGGTTAGAAGCCCCAAGTGATGGGAAGTGGAAGCAGGATTACAAGGTCTTGGCAAGGAGGTACGGATTACTTCCGAATGTTTCGGAGGTATTGAAATTAGATGATAATCAATGGTATTGGTATTGGCACACAGCAAGGGAACAAAAGGAGAGAATGGTGCAAGAATATCCCTGTATTCCAGAGGAGGCATTTTTATCTTCAAGTTCATCGGTGTTTGATACTGCACAGGTGGTTAAGGTAGCCCCACAAGAGGCTGTAAGGCGATACAGGGGGGTTGATATATATCAAGAGCCAGATAGGGATAAAATATACTCCATTGGCTGTGATACAAGTGAGGGTGTCGGAGGCGATAGTTCAACGATAGTCGTTTTGGATATAACAGGAGAAAGGGTGGAAGAGGTGGCAAACTTTTCAGATAGTAATATACGACCAGACCAGTTAGCATTTGTACTCCGAGATTTGGGGTACTTGTATAATACAGCTTTGGTAGTTCCTGAGAGGAATAACTCAGGGGTCAGTACAGTTAATAAGTTGGTAGAATTGGACTATCCGAACATCTACATTAAAGGGGACAGGGGGGATGGTGCAGGTGAGGTAGGTTGGAGAACTATGGCGAGTAATAGGGACATGATGATTGATGACATGATTGAATTATTTGAGGATGGGGTATTGGAGATAGCGAGTAGGAACATAGTAAATGAAATGCAGAGTTTTATCAGGTTTGAGAATGGGAAGCGAGGAGCAGATGTCGGATATCATGATGACAATCTTTTTGCTTTATTCTTAGCGATACAGGGCAAGAAGTATGCCAGAAGCATGGAAGCGAAGACAAAGAAAGTTTACAGGCCGATACCAATCTTTACCCACAAGCCAGAGTTGGGGGCATTGAGCATTGGGGTTGACTGGTCGCCAACAGGTTATGCCCTTGAATTATTCGGAGTGGACTTAGCCAATGGGTTAATCGTGGGGCTTGGAGAAGAAGTCGGAGAGCTAACCACAGGCAACAGCAACGAGGTGGCAGAGAAGATGAGGCAATTCGGAGAAAGGTATGAGAAGAAGTTAGGCAGAGCAATTAGGACTTATGGTTCAAGCAGGAAAGGGCTGGGAAGTGTATTGAGAGAATTCAGAGGAGCAGTCTACGACAAGGAGATAGAGGGAGTGGAGAAAGTGGGTCGCCTGATAGAGGGAGAATATATTCAGATACAGGAGATGCAGGAGAGATTGATTAAGGACTTGGCAGGATACATCTACGACAGGAGAAAGGTTGAAGAGGGTGTGCTGATTAATGCAACCCATACAACAGAAGCGATGAGGTGTGGAATCCAGAGCCTGTACAGATACAAACCATTATTGGAGAAAGCCAAGAAGCCCAAGGTAGACTTAGACACAAATCTGCCAGAGGGCAAGGGCATTTAAGCCACAGGAAAAAGAAAGCAAAATCTGTGTATAATATATAAATAATATTAAGGCAATTTATTATGAACACAAGCAACATACTTAAGGCATTGGGAATTAGTGGTATTAGCGATAGTTTTATTGGCACACTAGACACCTACCGAGAATGGTACGAGGGGAATGTAAGTGGATTCCATGACTACAATATTTTCAATGGAACAAAGAGCATACCCAGAAGAAGAACTGGACTAGCAATGGCAAAGACAGTATCGGAGAGTTTTGCAGACCTGCTACTTAATGAGCGAGTGGAGTTTACGATTGATGGAAAGAACAAAGAAGAAATAGAAAAGGTCTTGGAAGAGAGTATGTTTAAGGTCAGGGGAAATCAATTAGTAGAATTAGCATTCGCAACAGGAACAGGAGCATTCGTATTAAGTCTGGAGAATGTGAAAGTGAGTAAGTCAGGAGTGGTAGACCAAAGCGAGGGGAATGTGGTTATCAGGTATTTGGAAGCAAGGGACATCTTCCCTTTAAGCTGGGACAATGGAGTAATGAGTGAAGTGGCATTCAGAAGCACAGTATCAGATATTCATGTAGAAGAGGGCAAGGAGTTCAATCTGTTTACACTTATTCAGGAATGGGAAGAGGATGGCGAAAAGGTAGGCTACAGCATAACCAACAGATTATTTGATGATGATGGCAACGAAGTAGAAGAAGAAATATTTGATGAACTACTTCCAGATACGATAAAGGTATTGCGATTGAAAGTAGACAAAGCCCCATTCGCAATAATAAAGCCTAACACAATCAATTTCATAGACCCAAACAGTCCCTATGGTTTACCAGTATTCGCAGGTTCGTTGGATGTACTTAGAGAGATAGACACAGTCTGGGATAGTTTGATAAACGAGTATAATCTAGGAAAGAAGAGAATCTTCATTGATGAGAAAGCAATGAGTTACGATAAGAGTGGCAATCCAAAGTTTGATAATAATGATGTAGTATTTTACACCTTGGGTGGATTGATGGGCGATGGAGAATCAGCAGTAGGCAGTTCAATGAAAGAAACAGACTTCAAGTTGAGAGTAGAGGAGCATGTACAGGGATTAAAGGCAGGGTTGAATACCTTAAGCCAGAAGTGTGGACTTGGGAGTAATTACTATTCATTTGATGTGCAGAGTGGACTGGTAACAGCAACAGAGGTCATTAGCAGAAATAGTGCATTATTCAGGAGCATAAGCAAACACTCACTACTTTTAGAAGACAGCCTAATTCATTTGATAGAAGCGATAAACGGACTATTGAATTACATACACAATACAAGCAACGAGGTGAAAGCAACGGTCAATTTTGATGACAGTATCATTGAGGACAGGAGTGTGATTGAGAAGAGAGCATTGCTAGAATTGAACGAGGGGGTGATAGACCTGCATGAGTATCTGGTAATAACCAGAGGCTTCACCGATGAAATGGCACAAGAGTTTATTGACAATATGGAAAAGAGAAAGAGGGGAGTTGAAGAAGAAGTGGTTGAAGTGAATGAAGATGGAACAGAGGGTGAGGGAACGAAAGATATGCGAGAATAATCTAATTGGTTATTACAATGGATGAGATAGAAACATTCGTAGAGGATTACCGAGAGTTTGAAACCCTTTTAATTCTCTTTATATTCAAAAAGCTAAAAGAGGGGGTGAGTGTAGATTATTTATCCCAACAATTGGCAATTATTACAGGCAGTTCAGAAATTGACAGGCTTACAGAGGCTTTAAGGCAGGGGAACAAGAGAAAAGTACTTGCGATACTACAAAGCACAAGACCAGACTTAAAAGAGCCTACAGAGGCATACAAGAGGGGAGTGCTAAAAGTAGACCCAAAGGAGTTAAGACCAGTCTTGGATAGTGTCATTATGGCAGGGAGTTTAGCCATTATCAGTGAATTGGACAAGATATTAGACCGAGTAGGGGAAGCAGTCAAAAGGGAGTATTCAGGAATCGTGGGCAGGGTATTCGTAGACACTCAGAGTGGAATGTTCACCAGAGAGGAAGCCGTACAGAGGCAGATGAAGAAGTTATGCGAGAGGGGAATACCAGTCGGACAATCAATCAGGGAGGATGGTGTAGTGTTAAATTATGGCATTGAGAGTTCGGTCAGAAAGGTGGTCAATGATAAATACATAGACACCGAGAGCAAGAATCAGATGAATGTAATAGAGGGTCTTAATTGCGATTTAATATATGTATCTCAGCACTTAGGAGCGAGGGTTACGAATCACTTGGACTATACCAACCATGCCCATTGGCAAGGCAGAGTATACAGCAGGAGAGGTAACAGAAAGTATGGGGACTTTTACGAAGAAACAGGGTATGGAGAGATTCAGGGTTTAAGGGGAATAAATTGTAGACACCACTTCTACCCGTTTTGGGAGGGTATCAGCAAGAGGATAAAGAGAATACCAACCAAGGACAATGAGCAGATATACAATCTATCCCAGCTATACAATCGCTATACCAGAACCTACAAGGAGTATAAGAGGAAGTACGAGGTGTTAGGAGAGAGTAAATACAGGAAGAAAGCCCAAGAGTATTCTAAGTCCAGAGTAGCAGTCAAGAAGCAGATAGAGAGGCTTCAGGAAAAATACAAGTAAATATGCTACTATAAGTATAGGCAATAGCCTAATAATATGTGAAAGAGAATATGCACTCTAAAAAATAGCATTAGAAAGGTTCTTTATGGATATTTTAGATTTTTTACAATCGCAGAAGATTGAGTTAGGCGAAGTAGACAGTGAGGGTCTGAAGAAAGACTTTTACAAAAACTTCAAAACTGTGGAAGAGGTAAACTCAAAGGCTGAAAAGTTGGAGAGTGCCACAAAGCAGTTAGAAGAATTACAAAGCCAACTGGAATCCAAAGGCGAGGAGTTAAAAGGTTTAGAAGAAAAGTTGGAGAGTATGGAGAGTGAGAGTAATTCCAAGGTTTCTTCATTAGAGGAGAAGCTAAAGGGTTATGAACTTACAAACCAGATAATGGATGGTGGAGTTAAAAGAGAACACACCGACTTCGTACTGTTTCAGGTAAACAAAATGAAGCAGGACAAAGGAGAAGATGAGTTTGATTTTAGCACAGCCTTGGGAGAGGTAATAAAAGCCAATCCGTTCCTTAAGGAGGAGAGTGTCGCTAAGAAGACAATCCCACAGGGTGGTAGTCCCAAGGTAGACAATTCACTCAATCAGCAACTCCATAAGGCATTCGCCCAGTAGGGCAAAACAAGGTTCGTTGATATAAGTTTAAGTATTTAAGAAAATGAGTTTTATCGGAAAATCAACAAGTGGTGTCTTAGACATTAAAACACAGGGAAAAGAAATCATAGAGGGAGTAAAGGGTGAATCAGTAGCATTAAGAGCATTCACAAAACTTCCTAACATGACATCAGGTCAGCATACAATCCCAGTTGCTACACAATTAGCACAGGCTTCATTCGTTTCAGGAGATGCAGGTCTTAAGAGTACAAGTATTCCTATTTGGGAAGGTAAAAATATTACAGCAGAGGAAGTTGCAGTAGTAGTTCCTATTTCAGAGAATATGCTTAAGGACAGTTCATACGATATTTTTGGTCAGATAGCACCACAAGTCAAAGAGGCTTTTGGTAGAGCTATTGATAGTGCAATTCTTTTCGGAAAAGGTAAACCAGATTCATGGCAGGATGGTATCGTAGAGGAAGCAATCGAAAAGGAGAAAGTAGTTGTCGCAACAGGTGACCTTTATGAGGACATCATGGGCGAGGATGGACTTATCTCTAAGGTTGAGGAAAGTGGATACTTCGTAGACGGATTCTATTCACCAATTTCAATGAGAGGAAAATTGAGAGGTCTAAGAGATGACAACAAAAATCCAATATTCGTTACGGATATGAAGATGGAAACATCCCCTTATGCACTCGATGGTTCACCATTGTACTTCAACCAGAATGGAGTTGTAATGACAGATGATGCAAAGCTTGTAGCAGGAGATTTCAAACAGGCTGTGTACTCTATCAGAGAAGACATTGACTGGAAACTATTCACCGAGGGTGTAGTATCCGACAATAATGGTAAGGTTCTCTACAACTTAATGCAGAATGATATGGTAGCTTTAAGGTTTACAATGCGACTAGGTTGGGCATTACCAAACCCAGTAAATGCAGTAGACAGTTCAGAGAGCAGATATCCATTTGCAGTTCTCACATCCGAAGAGAGTGGGTCATTCTAAGTATGGTATCAGGTATTAGGTACGGAGGTTTAGGCTTCCGTGCCTAGTATGAATAAATTGATTGTGATTGATATGAATACAGCAGACAATCTAACATTTCAGGAGTACAAAGAGGCTTACATAGGGAGTGCCACGGAGGAATTCTTCAATAGTGAGCTTCCAGTAGCACAAGGTTTTCTTTCGGTAAATACACTAGGTAGGAGCAGGAGAGTTCAAGGTGAATCGCTTACAGAGAAGATACAAGAGGCACTAGCCTTGTATGTTACTTTATCCTACAATTACGACCAGAAGAATAGTGCAATCCTAGAGCAGATGAGCAAAGGGATAAAGAGCGAGAGTGTGCTATCTCATTCAGTTACTTACGAGAGCAACAGTTCTCAAGAGTATATGAAGAACAAGGTGAAAGAGGTAGGCAGAGAGGTTCGCAGGTTCTTGTTCGATACAGGTTTACTTAATACTTCTGTAAAATTAGTATGATGTTTACAAACGAGGTTAAAATCTACAAAAGGGAGTTAGTAAATAGGGAGTGGGTAATATCTAATACATCAGCCTCTTACTATGCCCATGTAGAGCCTAAGTATTCTAACAAGTTAAACAGCCCACACAATCAGCCAGAGGACATAATCAAGGTAGTAATCCCTAGTGCGAGTGTTAGTGTTTCAGTTCAAGATGAATTGGAGTTCAACCAAGTGAGGTATACCATCTCAAGTGTAGAGGTTGGTAGTTGGGGATTAAACGAGGAGTTAAACAATATAACTTTAGTTGCTAGGAGATAATGGCAACAACCACACTAACAATAGAATTAGAGAGGTTATCCAAGGGCATGAATAATGCTAGATTAAAGTTTGCACATGAGTTGCGAAGAATTAGCGACCCTTACACTCCGAGGGACACAGGCACATTGATAGCCACTTCTACTGTTGCAGATGATGGTAGTTGGATTCAGTACAATCAGGAGTATGCCAGAAGATTATGGTATGGAGATGGGTTTAACTTCCAAGGTAGCCCTACAAGGGGTTCTAGGTGGGTACAGAGGGCAGAGAATGTAAACAAAGACCACTTAGACAAGTTCTTACTTAAAGTTATCAAACAAGGATAATGGGAGAAATAATACCAGAAGAAAATCCAGCAGAAGCCAAGCCAATAATTGAGGCAATAAGAGAATACTTCCTAGACTGCGACTTACTCCAAACGGACAGTCCTTTAGGTGTAGAAAACTTATCCAAAGAGGAGAGTTATTCCATTAACCAACTTCCAAGTCAAGGCGAGGGAGTTCTTAAGAGTTATATCAATGGCGACAAGGTGTATGGTTTTGACTTCACCTTTGCCAGTAGATTTGCTTATACAGAAGCGAGTTCCACTCAGATAGCCAATAGTGGGTTTTATGAGGGGCTTGTAAAATGGATTAAGGAAGAAACAGCCAAAGGTAATCTACCAGAGGTTGATGGTGCTATGGAAATAAAGGTAACTCAAACACCTTATGTATTCATGGCAGACCCTAGTGGAAAGAGTGCAGAGTACCAGATACTTTTGCAATTAGTCTACAAGAGGAAAGGGAGTATATAAAAAGTTTTGAGAAGTTATGTATAATATACATATAGTTAATTTGAATATTTAATACAATGAGTACAACACAAGTAATGAGAGAGGAGTTTGCAACCTTTCTAAAAGTCCCAGCAGGGTCAGATGGGACATACAATATCATGGGTGAGGGTATCACCGATTTGAGTATATCTTACAATGCAAAGACAGATGATGTTCACTACATCCATGAGAAGACAGCAAGAACTAACCTAACAGCCTTTGCACCAAATACAGGCGATATAGAAATGGAAGCCTTTTCTGGCGACCCTATCTTTGACTATGTAGATGGTTTAAGAAAGAGTTTAGCAACAGGTTCAGCAGTCAAGACCAAAGCTTTGTTAGTGAATATCTACGACAAAACAGGTGATACTTACTCTGCACAAGAGTTTGATGCCTCAGTAACAGTCGGAGAGATTGGTGGCGCAGGTGGAGAGGGCTTGAAGATAACCTATTCTGTAAGTTTTGAGGGTAATCCTAAAGCAGGAACAGCCACAATAGCAGCAGGAGTAGCAACATTCACAGCCTCTGTTTAGATTGATAGGTGGGTGGGTCTTGTTCCTACCTGCCTATTGTTCGATATAAATTAAGCAAGGAGAATTATGTCCAAGGGGAATAAAATCAGGATTGCAAAAAGTCCTACAATTTACACTATTGAAGTCAATGACAAAGGGGACACAATAACAATAGACCTTACAGATATAGACCAGATGAGTAGGTTTAATACAGCCTATGGTGAATTGGAGAAAGTCCAGAATGGAATAAAGGGAATATCTCCTAGCACTCCAGAGGACAGTCCTCAAGAGATACAGGCTTCCACTAGCGAGTTAATCAATCAATTACTTAGAGGTTATGAATTGATAGACTTAATGTTTGGCGAGGGTAGTGTAGAAAAGATATTCGGTGGGCATAAGACCATTGATGGGTTCTTTCAATTCTTTGAGCAAATGACACCACACATTGAGAAAGCAAGACAATCCCTTGAAGAGGTATCAGAGGGGCTTACAAAGAAATACGAGGCACACGGAGGCACTCAGGGGCTTTCAAATGGTGATAGTCCAGAGGTGTTGAAGTAATAAGCCTATTCTAAAATTAGAAGCAGGTCAATGATAAGTTATCCTAAATACATAGAATACGATGGTAAAAGGTATGGGATAAATACCGATTTTCGTGTTGCACTCAGAGTATTGGATATTATAGAGGATGACAGCATTAGCGATTACGAGAGGAGCATAGGGGTAATAGTTTCATTGTTCGGTAGGGAGTGTCCAGTCAATAATGGTACTTTGAAATTAGCAGAGAAGTATTTACAATGTGGCATACCAAGAACAGAACATAAACAGAGAGAGCCAGATATGGACTTCAATTACGATAGCAGATACATAGTATCAAGTTTTCAGAAAGAGTATGGAATAGACATCGTAGAGGGTGGTATGCATTGGTGGAAGTTCTTTTCATTAGTAGAGGGCTTGGGTGAGGATTGTGTGCTTAGCAGAGTTAGGCAACTGAGGAATGAGGATATAGGAGCGATTAAGGACAGTAAGGCTAGGAGAAAACTAGCAGAAGCAAAGAAGCAGGTTGCACTACCAACTAAATACACAAAAGAGCAAAGAGAGAGGAGAGAGGAGTTTATGAGGGAGTTAAAGGGTTCAGGAAAGGAAAGTGAAAAAATAGTAAAATAAGATTAGAAAGAAAAACTATGTCAGAACACTTTGTAAAAATCAGAATTGAAGATAATGGGAAAGAAGCACAAAAGAGCATTGATGGGCTTATAGGAATAGTCAAGGAATTGGACAAAACAGAAGCAGAGATTAAGATTAAGAATGACAGAATACAGGAGGCTAAGGGCGAAATAATAGAATTAGAGGC